GGTCGCCCATTGGTTTCCTCATCTTCAATACTATGTATTATACCGATATGAGCGACGAAAGTCAAGAAATATTTTTAGATACGTGATAAATCAACTCCGTATTTTTCAAGGTGTGCCAGCTTTCCAAGATCATATGCAAGGGAGTAAGCAAAGTACCCTCCAGTATCTACATCTGCCCACTTTTCTGTTTCCTCTCGCACGTCTTCCATAATGTAAATTGCATAGCACTTGCTACCGTACTTGCTTTCATAGTTTGTGTCTATGAATCCGGCTCGCTCTGCTTGGTAGTCGATTGAGAGTTCGTGGTCGACTCTGGCTGGTTTGTTGTAGACTGCGGACCAGACGATTTCTCCGGGCGAGAACGATTCAGAAACGCATCGCTCAGGCAACGGAATGATTCCGCTTTCCTTTGCAACTGCATTCGGAACTCCAACTCGCTCGATGAGGGATTTGACGAATCCTGAGGAGCGGAAGAGTCCTTTTGCGATTTCTGCGATAGAGTCTCCGGAAAGGTATCGTTCAACTGCCTCACGAATTTCTGCATCTGTCGCTCCTCTTCCTCTATTCTGACTTTTACGTAGTTCACGATACTCGATTTTATCTTGGTGATCATCTATTATTCGCTGGAGGCGCGTGGTATTGTATGCAATATTCAGCATACTGCACGCTTCCTTCTTGGAAATAGGTTGCTTTCCGTTCAGTAATGATATCACTTTCTGGACGTTGCTGTCCGTTAAATTCTCGTAATCTTTCTTCTTGATTCTCTTTACCATTATAAATCCTCACGCGGGTCATCTCCTATGGACATTCTCAGATACCATACAGCTTTCTTGATATCTTGTACCTTGTTCTGCTTGTTATTTGCTCTCCAAATATATTTGAAAGCATTTAGGCGACAGTACTCCTCAAATCCTTCTGCCGAGGTTGTTGTTCTCATCGCATCAATACATTCTACATCATCTCGTCGATAATGTAAAGGACTATTTACAGGGTCATGTACTATATTAGACGGGCTTCTAAAGCTCAAGCCTCCGTTGTTTTCTGACCAACCTTCTGGTAGTTCTTTCATGTTAGGGTCTCGTCTCAATAATCGTAGACTTAATAATATCTACGTATTTGTTGTCTTCAGTTTTTACTACGATTCTATCAGAGTTGTTGTCTCCTCCGAATAAAACCTCTCCTTCTACATATAGACGCTCTTTGGTCCTATAATGCTCATACCAAATTTTCATTGCGCCGTAATCCTCGTTTCGTAGTCAGCAAGAGACTCATCCCACCAATCGGGGGTTGGTCTATGACTCCAACTGGCGAAAGTAGCCTTGTCAAGATGATAATAGTCACGATAAGACTGTATTGGATCATCGTAGTTTTTGAGGACTTCAGGCATTGCAAGTCCAAATGTGGTGAAGCCCAGTCGTTCAATGTTGACTGGGTCGGGCAATTTGTTGATGACTTGCCAGAATGATTTGTGTTCTTTGCCGTAGCGATACCTAAATTCCTCTGCGAGTGCATGAGCATAACACCATGTCCACTCGTAATTGTCCAAAGATGAACGTGTCCAAATTGTACAGGGATGATTATACATCATACCTAGATAGGGTGTAAGGTTTCTCTCTTCAGGTGCGAGAGGCTTCTCAATTTTCTTGTATTCGTTGAGTACTGCACTTTCTTCTTTATTCAATGCTCGAGGTATAAACCCAAGCAACTGGTCAACCCAGATTGCAGTACATAACAACTGTGCGGCTTCGAGTATCATCTTGTTGACGTGTTTGTCTACATGATACTCAGCGCACTTGTCCAAGTCACTGTCAAGATAGAAAAGATTCACTAGCGAAGATTGCTCAGAATATAAGCAGGGTCTGTAAACAGGTACGGATCGTTACCATGATTATCTTCTCGGCCTTCCTCAATGAACCAATCTTCAATTTTGCCGTTGTCTACGATACAAGCATAACGCCATGAACGGCGTCCGAAGCCAAGATTATCTTTATCTACACACATACTCATAGCTTCTGTAAATGCAGCAGCACCGTCTGGAATTACTTGAACGTGTGAAAGATCGTTTGCTTTTGCCCAAGCATTACATACAAATGCGTCGTTTACTGTAACACAGTAGATACGCTCGATGCCTACTTCATAAAACTCTGTGGCCAGCTTTTCAAAGGTTGGAAGCTGATAGGTAGAACAGGTTGGCGTGAAAGCGCCCGGCAGGGAGAACATGAGTACTCTCTTACCTGCAAATAAGTCCCATGTGTTTATAGGGAGCCACTCATACTGCTCTGTTGTTTCGCTGAAAATTCGTGTTTGAAACGTGCATGAAGGCACGAGTTCAGGAAGAGAGCGCCAGTATCCACGTTCTTCGTACTGGTGTCGCTCGTGTTCTGTACAATAAATCATATATCCTCACTATAAATTAAGTTTGAATCTGCGTGATGTTGTTCGTCGCGTCGAATATACTGAATCATGTCAGACAGCTTAGCTTCTGGAAGTAGATTGTAGTATTCAATTGCAACTTGTGGAGCAGGTACGTTTTCGAGATGTCCTGCTTCGATTTCTTCTAAATAAGCAGTGTAACTTCTTACTGCTTCTTCTTCAAAGTAATGTATCATGAGATGCGCTGTACGTGGTGCAAATATGTACATTACAAGGTAGTAGTGCCAGAATATAAATTGTGCCAGAACGATGAGACCCCGCTCCAGCTTTGTAGGCTTTACTACTTCCATGAAGAACATGAGATGCTGGCGTTCATTCTCTGCTTCTGCCAGCATCTCACTAATCTTTTCTCCGTGTCCCTTTCTTAACCCTCGTAGGCTTGAAAGGTGTGTTAGCATTCCAGCAACCATTCCAGGTACACCTGCAACAGTTTCTAGAACAATAGCTCTATGACCATAACGCTTACGAAAGAACATATCGGCAGTAAACCGAAAGAACTTTGTCATAGATTTTGCTACAATTTTATTAGACATTTTCAAGTCTTGTCATGAGTCTTTCTGCACGGTTTCCTACTTGGTTGTACCATAAGGAGTCTCGCCCTTCGATAGCTGCATGACCCCAGTCTCCTGCTTCGAGATGTGCGTTCATCTTCTTGAACTTCGAGAGACGTGGACGGCCTACGTTGAATAGCATATTTACTAATACTTCTTGCACTTCTCCAGGAAAGCCTTCCCAGATATCTGCGCCATATAAAGCTACACATTCGCTTACAGCCACATCGAGATCGCGGTTAAAACACTCAATGACTCGCTCGACAGAAACTGGTTCTCCGACTTCGTAGGCGTGCTCTGGATCTGACTCAAGCACGAGATGTCCCACTCCGAAGGTTTTGTACCCAAGATGGTCCAAATAAATTTCATAGACAACTCCTTCGTCAATCTTTAGCTGTTCGTAGACGGCTTCTCTATTCATTTCAATTCCTTTATACTAAGGCTATAACTGCCAAAGGCATTGCCAAGCATAGTAATACTACAGCTACTTGACATACGGCTCCGCATATAGCACAGCCTGTTTCTATTAACTCTCCGGTTTTCATATTTTATTTTCTCTACTCTTTCGAGTCCTGTTTTTAAAGTTCGTCATCTACCTCCAATACTCCGGTGTCGATTAGATACTGTACTGTACCCTCGATGCCGTCTCGTCTTCCGAGATGAAAAGCAGTCTGTCCGCAACCCCAGAGGCATACGGCAAAGACGATAAGAGCTGTGGTAAAATCAAGCATACAAATCTCCTTAGTATTTTGGCAGATGGGTATATTATACTGAAAAACGGAAGTGAAGTCAAGAAATTTTTTCAGTTATGTCACTCATAAATGCCATTCATATTTTGCTACCAAAGAAAAATACTTCTTGACTTCCCGGACAGAATCACCTATAATATACAACATGAAAGAATATCAGAAGAAACCTTGGACGCATGAAGAGCGTAACCTGCTCAGAAACTACTATCATTTAAAGAATGAAGAAGAGCTTCTGGAGATGTTTCCAGGAAGAACGATGAACAGTATTCGTAAACAAGTATCCTACCTTAAAAAACGAGGTTGGAGTTTTATTAGACAGGGAGTAATTTAATGGCTAAAAAGAAAAGAATGGGTAAGTCAAATACAACAAGCCAAGGTCTGCGTCGTAGCAGCAAAGGCTGTCGTTCACTTACTCCGATGCAACGGTTGAGAAACCAGCAGGAAGCATGGCTCAAGGGTAAGCGAGTAATGCTCGTCATTGACGCCGCTGGTAACAAAGCAGAAGCACAGGCTGTGTGGGGGCTACCTCCCATGCTAAAGGCGAAGGAACGTAATGCCGAAGGTTAAAGTAAGAAACAATAACGTAGAGTCAGCAATACGAGTATTTAAGAAGAAGTGTGCTGACATAGTATGGGAGTATAGACAACGTGAATACTATACTCCTAAATCAGAACAACGCCGTCTAGCAAAGAAAGCGGCAATATCCAGAGGAAAGAGGAAGAAAAATGATACCAAGCAATTTTGAACTTGCAGGAGATTTTATGGAGGCTTTTGGTCAGGCAGTACAAGTTCATCCAACTTGGCCCGACTTTAGTACTCGTGAACTGCGACTAGAACTTATAAGAGAAGAGTATGAAGAACTGGAGGAGGCTATTGAAAATCGTGACCTCGTGGAAGTTGCCGACGCTCTTACAGATTTGTTATATGTTATCTATGGGGCTGGTCATTCATTCGGTATTGACCTTGATGAATGTTATCTTGAAGTTCATCGTAGCAACATGAGCAAGCTGGGGGAAGATGGTCGACCACTCAAGAGTGAGTCAGGTAAAGTACTAAAAGGGCCAAACTTCTTTGAGCCAAACCTCAAAGATATTCTAGTAGAAGTATAATGTTACTACTTCTCGGAATTCTCGCGGTGATGATGTGCCCGATGATTTTCGGAGGGCTTACAATGTACTACTCACATAAACAAATACATCAAGAAACTATAGACAGGTGGAAAAAATATGAT